AATTAATTCTTTAACATTTAATTATAACGCACCGGTTCAGGCAGTTCCATTCGGACACGCAGCATATAAATTACCAATATCCGCATCAGCAGGTGTTGGAGCATTGATTCCTGCAGTAACATTCTCAACAGGTTCAGTTGACCAATCAGGAAGTCTTGCACTTTGTGGTATTAATTTGGATTTCAATACTGATAACTCAATATATTTGAAACCAATTCCAACAGGAGCAAGTGTGGGTTCTAATTCTGTATTTGGATTAGATTCACTTACTTCATTAACTGCGGCAACTACAAACTTAGCAGTTGGTGATACTAGAGCACAATTTATAGTTGGATTCCAAGAAGGATTTGATGGTATGTCACCAGCAACTCCAATTTATACTGGAGCAAATATCATTGCAGGTAACTCACAAGGATTTGATTTAACAACTTCATTAACTTCAGGTTCAGTAGCATATGGTAAACACATCGCAGCATTATCAAACGCTGACGAATTTGATATCAATATGGTAGTAACTCCGGGTGTTATTAGAAGATTGCATCCTTCAGTAGCAACTTCGGTTTTAGATATGGTTGAACAAAGAGATGATTGTTTCTATATTATGGATACAACAGCAGCAGGTGATTCAATTCCACAAGCGACTGCACAATCCGACGCAGTAGATTCAAATATGACCGCAACTTACTACCCATGGGTTAAGACAATTGATGTTAATACAAACAAATTAATTTCAGTTCCACCATCAGTATTACTTCCGGGTGTATTCGCATCAAACGATAGAGTAGCAGCTGAGTGGTTTGCACCAGCAGGTTTGAATAGAGGTGGATTAATAGGAGCAGTTAGTGTATTGAATAGATTGACTCAATCTGAAAAAGATGAATTATATGAAGGTAAAGTAAACCCAATCGTACAATTCCCAGGACAAGGTATCGTAGTATTCGGTCAAAAAACTTTACAAGATAAACCATCTGCATTAGACAGAATTAATGTTAGAAGATTATTATTAACTGTAAGAAAATACATCGCATCTACTTCAAGATACTTAGTATTTGAACAAAACACTGCAGAGACAAGAAATAGATTCTTAAATATTGCTAACCCTTATTTAGAATCAATCCAACAAAGACAAGGTTTGTACGCATTCCGTGTTGTAATGGATGATTCAAATAATACTCCAGATGTAATTGATAGAAACATCCTTAAAGGTGCTATCTACTTACAACCAACTAAGACCGCTGAATTCATTCAAATTGATTTCAACATCTTACCAACTGGTGCAGCATTTAACGGATAATTTAAGAAATAGATATTTATATAAAAGAATAAAAAAATAAAGTAAAATGCCAGAAATATTAGAGTTTGATAAAATTTTCTATAAGAACTTTGAACCGAAGTTAAGTAATAGGTTCATTATGGAAATTAACGGTATAGAATCGTATATCATTAAAACTGCAAGTAGACCTACATTCACATCGGAAGTTGTTGAATTAGACCACATTAACGTAAAAAGAAAGATTAAAGGAAAATCTACATGGGATGATGTAAACATTACACTTTATGACCCAATTGTACCATCAGGTGCACAACAAGTTATGGAGTGGATTAGACAATCACATGAGTCGTTAACAGGTAGAGACGGATACGCTGCATTCTACAAAAAAGACATTACATTCTATATCTTAGGCCCAGTAGGTGATAAGGTAGAACAATGGACTTTAAAAGGTGCATTTATCACTCAAGCTAATTTTGGTGATTTAGATTGGAGCTCAAACGACCCAGTTGCAATTGAATTAACTTTAACTTACGATTACGCTATCTTAGAATTCTAATTTAGACTAAAAATAATAAACGAAAGGGATACCCACAAAGTATCCCTTTTATTTTTTTGAAAAGTGTATATATATTATTAAACACAAAGTTATATTTTATTATGGAACAAAACATAGAACAACAAGTTACAAGAGGGTTATCAACACCTACACAACAAACACAAAAAAAATCATACCCATTTCCAACGGAGGTTATTAGTTTAGCAAGTAAAGGATTAGTATATCCTGAAACACATCCGTTAGCATCTGGTGAAATTACTATTAAATTATTGACTGCAAAAGAAGAAGATATTTTAACTTCAACAAATTTAATTCGTAAAGGAATTGTTTTGGATAAGTTATTAGAATCTATAATTGTAGATAATAATATTAAAATGGATGATTTAGTAATTGGTGATAAAAACGCAATATTAGTTGCAAGTAGAGTATTGGCATATGGTCCTGAATACGATGTAGTAATTAACGACCCTATTGAAAATGAACCAGTAAATGTTAAAGTTGACATTTCTAAATTGAGTATTAAAGAAGTAGATGAAACAATATTAAATAGAAATAATGAATATGATTTTTTACTTCCAAAAACAAAAGTTGCAATTAAATTTAAATTGTTAACACATGCTGACGAAATGGCAATTCAAAAAGATACAGAAGCAAGTGAAAAAATATCAAAACAACCAAATGAAATTACATCTAGATATAGAAGAATTATTATAGAGGTGGATGGTAATAGAGATTTGGGATATATCAGTAATTTTGTTATGAATCAATTACAAGCAGCAGATTCTAAAGCACTTAGAAAATATATAAATGAAATAACTCCGGATGTAGATTTTACATTTGAATATGTATCACCTTTTACCGGCGAAAAGGAGGCGTTAAAAGTACCAATTGGGGTAGACTTTTTTTACCCTGCCGACTAATTATTCACAATTCTTACACAAAAAGATATTTAGTTTAATATACAACTCCAATGGTGGATTTACTTGGCATGATGTGTATTATATGCCCGTGCGTTTAAGAGAATTTTATTGGAATGAATTAATAGAATCAAAAGAAACAGAGAGAGGTATTGCAGAAAATGTAAATAAACCTGCTAACAAATCCACTCCAACAAGTAAAACAATAAGGAGATAAAACAGATAAAATGATATTTATATAATGTAAAGTAATATAAACACTATGGCCAAAAGACGACCAAAAAATAATAATGTAAAAAACTCACGAATATCAAATTATGTTCCAGGAGAATCAAATGATTTAGCGTCCTCAATAAATAGGTTGATTCAGGTATTAGAAGATAATGGTAGAAAACCTGGTGGTGGCGGAAATAAAGAAGAAAAAGAATCATCAGCTGCATCTAGAAGTAAAAAACTACTTAATAAATTAGGATTAGGTAAAGTTAATGATTTAGCAGAAACTTTTATAGGAAAAAAACAGGTACAATCTTTCCATAATAAATTGGGTGAAAAATTATTTGGTGGTGGTGCATTAAAAAAAGGTGCAAAAGGACTTTCAGCTCTGGGTGGTAATTTGTTAAGAATAGCAGGCCCTGCAGCTGTACTTGGAGGCCTCGCAAAAATGGCCTATGATTTTTGGAATAGTGGTGGAGCAGCAAAGGCATTATCTACAATGAAAATGATGTCTGGTAATAAAATGTTAGGAGCAGGTGGTATAGCCGAAATGTCCAAATCTTTAGAAGGTACCGAAGCATTTAGAAAAATTGACGCAGAATTTTTATATAAGAAACCCTTAGAATTAAAACAACAATTACAACAAGATGTTTTTAATTATGAAAAGCAAGGTGCAATGGAAATGCTTCAATATAATCAAAGTTTAATAAAAGACCAAATTGAGTATGAAATTGGATTGAAAAAAGATGCATTAGTATTCGGTCAACAACAAGCAATGCAAACTTTGGATGCGGAGAATGAAAAAAGAAGTGCATTACAACAAATGGGACTTAGATTTATAACGAAATATCAAAAAATATCAGAAAGAGCACTTAAAGCGGTGGGTAGTTCTTCTCAAGAGATTGCAACGGCAATGGGAAAATTTCAAACTGCGTTCGGATATGGTGCTAAATCAATGACTAAAATAACAGAACAAGCAGCTGCCCTTTCTAAATATTTTGGAGGGTCTACTGATGATGTTTTGAATATGACAAAGTTATTCAAAATTGGTGCAAAAATATCCGGTGAAATGGCATCTAATTTAGTAGGTGGTCTCAGTGTATTTGCGGAAAAAAATGGGTTAATAGCTGCTACACTTTTTGGTGAAATATCAAACGCTGCAGAAGAAATTGCAAAGTTTGCTGATATGAATTACAACAATTTAGTAAGAGAAGCCGGAATACTTAGTAAAATGTCAGTTTCATATAAAGAAATGTTAGGAGCAACTGACTCAATGGTGTTAAATTATAAAGATAGTATAAAATCTGAAATGAGTTTATCGGCAATGTTAGGTCGTAATGTAAACCTTTCAGAAGTAAGAGCTAGATTAATGGCCAATGATAGTGTCGGTGCTGCAAATGCATTAAAATCATCATTGGGTGGTATGGATATAAATGCAATGAATGCATTCCAAAGACAGGCATTAGCACAGGCAACAGGTATGAGTACAACCGCATTGATGGCATTACTACAAGGTAGTGGAGGAAGCATGAGTGGTGAATTATCAGCAAATGCAGAAGCTGGTAAACAAATAGCCGACCAAATGTTAAAAACCGAAGTTGCAAATGCAGGAAGAAAATTGGGATTAGAGCAAGCACAGAGATTGGAATTATTAAAATTTGAACAAAAACAAAGATTAGTAATGTTAATGGTTGAACAACAACAAAGATTGGCAGGAATTCAATTAGAAGCAGCATATAGAGCAAAGTGGTCATTATACTATGAGAAACAAAACATAAAAGACATGGCCGCAGCTGACGCACTGGTTGAATCGGCATCAAACTACTTTTTAAAAGGAATGTTAAAACAACAAATGTCGGGAGCATTTGAAGCAAGTGGTGTCACAATGAAAGGGACAGACCAACAAAATATTATAGGTGATTACCAAAAATTAGTAAAAGCTGGGTATATTAAAGATGACCAATTAGTTGAAATTACTAAAAAAATGATGAATTCCAAAGACCCGGCATCTGTATTAAACCAGTATGGATTAAGTGATTATAATGCAAGAGTAGATAAAGAAATTGGTGCACAAAAAATTAAAGCAGCCGCATTTGAAAAATTAGTAACAATGTATGCCAAATCATCTAGTGAGGAATATATGGCATTCCAAACGACGGTAAAGAAAGCATATCCAAAAACATTTGAACAATTTGAAGCTTCGGGTGGTGCAAGATTTAACACTAAAAAAACTGATTTTATGAAAAATTTAAGAGACATATCATCAGTTTCAATCACAGGCCCGGCAGGAACAACAAAAGAAACTGCAAATTTGACAACCGCAGTTACAACACTTAGCACAACAATGAATTCAACAATACCTACTAATTTGGAGAAAACAACAGTTGCAGTTGCAGCAGGTACTAAACAAGCAAAAGATGATTCATTCAATTTGAAAAATTTATTACAACAAATATTTCAAGCGGAAGCAAATGGATATACAAAATTATTAAGACAAGGTGAAGTTACAAATGAATTATTAAGTAATGTAATTGATGCAACACTACAAGGTAAAAATATTACTATGGATGGTACTAGAGTAACTAAAGCTTTGCAAAAAGTAAAAAATAATCAATACGGATTGGGTAGTAATGTACAAACTACAACAGGTGTTACTGGATAC